GATTTGGTCTAGCATGAGTCAGATGTTGCCACAATTAATCCAAGCAGGTGTTCCAATACCACCTGATATTCTTGACTTCTCCCCACTACCAGAGGGTATATCGGAGATTTGGAAACAATATATTATTGAAAATTCTGCTAATGTTCCTCAATTACAACAGCAGTTACAACAAATACAAATGGAAAATCAGTTCTTGAAGAATGAAAATAATGTTATGAGAACAAAACAACAACAACAAATGGCTGCTATGCAAAATAAACAAGCTATAGCACAAATGCAGAATCAGACTGAATTACAAAAAGCTAATATTAACTTAACGTCAGATGATCGAGATAGAATAATTGAGATACTAAAATTAGTAGCGACTGCCGATGATAGTGAAACTAAAAACGCAATAAATCTTTCTAAGATTGATAAAGAGTTAAAACAAAAAGTAGCAAGTAGTGTATAAACAGGATTTACACCCTTAGTGTAAGTGCGAGTCGGGCGTAACCCGAAAGCGTTCACAGAGGACGAAAACATGGAAAACGAAGAAGAGTTAAATGCAGAGATGGAGAAAATGCGTGAAGAAGATTCGCAATTTAATCCAGAGGAAGTGGTTGAGGAAGTAGAGACTCCAAAAGTCGAAGCTACTGAAGAAGCACAAGAAACTTCAGAAGAAGTTAAAGAAGAAGTAAAGGAAGAAGTTAAAGAGGACGAAAAAGAAAAGCATTGGGCTATTAATGCGATGCACGAAGAACGTGAGCGCAGGAAAGAAGTACAAGCCCAGATGAATAAGATGGAAGATAGATTCCAAAAGATACAGGAATCTATGATACCAAAAGAGCCTGAAGAACCTAAACCTGACTTTGAAGATAACCCTGCCGAGTATCTTAAAACTGAACTCGATGAAATAAAGGGATTTAAAGCACAAGCGGAACAACAGGCACAAGCAACTCAGGCACAACAACAGTTCTATGGTGATTTTACAAAAGTAGAACAAGAATTTTCTGGAAAGAATCCTGATTATTTTGATGCGGTTAAGCATCTTTATGAATCAAGGATGTCTGAGTTTAAAACGATGGGATATGATGATAATCAATCCTATCAATTAGCCCAACGCGATGCTTGGGATATTGTACAAGATGCAAATAATCGCGGTAAGAATGGAGCAGAATTAATTTATAACCTTGCTAAAACAAGAGGTTATGAGAAAGGAAAAGAAACTACCGAAAAGTCAGAAATAGAGACTTTAAAGGAAGTTAAAGAAGTAGCTAAAAATACAGGTCTGGGTGCATCGGGAGATACACCAAAAGGACAAGTAAGCCTATCTGACCTCGCTGGTATGAATGATGATGAGTTCGATAAACTCACATCAGGAGATAGCTGGCGTAATATGATGGGTGGCTAATCGCACACAGCGTATCTGTGTTCCGTTTCTTCTCAAGACGTAAGTTGAGAAATCGTTGTACACCACGATAGTGTGTATTCGCATTAAGCGATAAACAACTAACTTAAACTAACAAGAGGAATGTGTAAATGGCTAATACAAGCTATGGGGTTAACAACCCTGCTGCGGTTAAGCTATGGTCACGCAAACTCTTTCACGAAGCACTAAAAGCTACTTGGATGTATAAGTTTATTGGGAAAGATTCCAATAACGTCATTCAAATGCACGATGACACCTCAAAAGGTGCTGGTGATCGCGTAAGAGTAATTCTCCGTATGTTGCTATCTGGTAATGGTATACAAGGTGACGGAACATTAGAGGGAAATGAAGAAGCGTTGACTACTTACACTGACGATTTAGTCATTGATCAACTGCGACACGCAGTTCGTTCAGGTGGCAAAATGTCAGAACAGCGCATCCCATTCTCAGTTCGTGAAGAAGCTCGTTTAGGTCTTCAGGATTGGTGGGCTGACCGCATGGACACATGGGCTTTCAATCAGTTGGCAGGTAATACTGTTCAATCTGATACAAGGTTCTCTGGCAACAATTCGGTAACCGAAGCAGATTCAGATCATAAACTTCACGTTGGGGTTAACACCACAACTGATGACACGATCTCTGCTACAGGTTCATCATGCGTTGCAACCATTAACATGATTGATTCGGCTGTGGAGACTGCTAAAACGCTAGACCCACAAGTTCGTCCAATCAAGTTGAAAGGGGAAGAAAAGTACGTTATGTTCTTCCATCCTTTCCAAGTATTTAACTTACGAACCAGTTCTAGTACAGGACAATGGCTTGACATTCAAAAAGCTGCTGTACAAGGACATGGGCGTTATGATTCTCCTATCTACAATGGTGCGATGGGCGAATACAATGGCGTAGTTATTCACGAATCAACTAGAGTACCAAAAGGGCATACCTCTGGCACTGAAAACGCAAGTGTACGAAGAGCAATCTTCTGTGGCTCACAAGCTGCACACATAGCGTTTGGTCAGGGTCATGCTCCAAGTAAATACTCTTGGGTTGAGGAACTGTTTGACTATAACAATCAACTTGGCGTTTCGGCTGGGTGTATATGCGGACTGAAGAAAGCTATTTTTAATAGCAAAGATTTCGGAAGTCTGGTTGTATCATCTTTTGCCGTTTCACATTAATAGGGGGGACTAAGTATGCCTACACAAACTGGTACTGCTGTCGCTTCTGGTGTGATGCCAAAGGCGGTTCACGCTGGTGTAAATAGTGTGAGTTTCTCTTTCGACCAAGGGGCAACTTCAACTGAAGCATCAGCTACAACATTTTTAATGGGTAAAATACCATCTGGCTCTACTATTCTTGATATTATTCACAAGACTACATACGCTGGTTCTGGTGCTTGTCCTGCTGACGTTGGTATCACCAACGCAACAGGTTCGCTATCAGCTTTAGCTTCTCAACTTACTTGTACTACAGTAGGAAGAGCAGCAAAGGGTGTTCCTTATGATGTTGATGCTTCTCAAACAGTAACTGCTGGTTATGAAACTTTAAAAGTTACAGTAACCCCAGCTACTGCTACGACATCTGTTGCATTGAACACAACTGTTCTATACACAATGGATAAATATGAGGGCTAAATAGCTTTTTTGCTATATGAAAAGGGGGCTTTAACGCTCCCTTTTTTTTTAATGCTTATACAGCGATAAATCCCAAGGGTACGTTATGACATTACAAGAAATATTTGATGAATCAGTTTCTCTTATTGAAGAGGACTTAGAAAAAGCAATAGGTGGTTTTCACTATCTATTAAACAATGATCCCAAGAGTAGTGCTTTAGTTTTTTATATTGGCACTTGCGAAATGAAAAGGGGTAATTTTGGTGCTGCTGTAAATCTTTTAAAACTTTCCACAACAATGAAAGGAAAGCCTTTCCCAGAAGCGTGGAATAATTTAGGTTGGTGTTATCACGAACAAGGGTTAGTTGGTGAAGCTGATAAATGTTTTCAAAAATCATTAGAATTAAAACCAGACTCAGCAGATATACATAACAACGTAGCTAGTTGTTATGTTAATAATGGCACACCTGACAAAGCAATTAAAATACTTAAAAAAGGATTAAAGTTAGACCCAAAACACAATCAAATTCCTTGGAATATAGGATTAGCATACTTAGAAAAAGGTATGTGGGTAGAGGGTTGGAAAGGCTACGATTATGGTTTAGAGTCAGGTCACAGGACAAGACGTAATTACCACAAGGATGTGGAGACTCCCCTATGGAAAGGGGAAAAAGGACATACTGTTGTTATTTACGGGGAACAGGGTATTGGCGATGAAACAATGTTTGCTTCTATCTTGCCTGATGCAATAAAAGATGCTGACGTTATTTTTGATTGCCACCCAAGATTAGTTAATATATTTAGAAATTCATTCCCCGATATACCTGTTTTTGGTACTAGGAAAGAAAAAGAATTAGATTGGTGTAACAAAGAAAAAATTGATTCATGCTTGCCTATTGGTTCTTTAGGTGGGATGTATAGAAAGAGGTTAAAGGATTTTCCAAAGAAACCTTATATAAAAGCAGATGATTTTCTTGTAGATAAGATTAAAGAACGTCTTAACACAAAAAAACCTATTGTAGTAATACATTGGAAAGGTGGTACTGCTAAAACTAATAAGGATTATAGATCAGTCGGTTTAAAAGAATGGAAACCTATTCTTGAAAAAGATTGTGAATTTGTATCTTTACAATATACCGAAAATGCACCAGAAGTCGTTAAAATGGTTAACGAAGAATATGGTGTTAATATTCATCATTGGGAAGATGTTGTTGCTGACATGGATTGGCAGACAGCAGCACTTCAGGCTAGTGATTTAGTTATTTCGGTTAATACATCTATCGTCCATTTAAGTGGGGCTTTAGGTAAAGAGTGTTGGTGTCTAACGCCAACAAAATGTGCGTGGAGATACGGACTCAAGGACGAGCAAATGGCTTGGTATGGTTCGGTAAAACAATACCGAGAAACAAATGGGTGGACTCCCATTGTTCAACAAGTTGCAAAAGACCTTGAGGAGAAGTTATGTTAATAACTGAAGAATATAAAGAACTTAATAAAGAGTTACATAAAGATGATGAAACCTTTGGTATCACATCAAGAAAATATACAGACTCTATTCTTGATATGTGTAATTCTATTAATGAAGAAGATGTTCTTGATTATGGTTGTGGTAAAGCTGAACTTTCAAGGTTTCTTCCATTTAAAATACAAAACTATGATCCATGTATAGAGAAGTTCTCTAACAGACCAAGACCAGCTAATGTTTTAGTTTGTATTGATGTATTAGAACACGTTGAACCAGAATGTTTAGATGACGTTTTAGATGACATACATAGTTTATCAAAGAAAGTTGTTTTTTTAACTGTTTCAACAGAAATAGCAAAAAAAGAATTACCAGATGGTAGAAATGCACATTTAATTGTTCAGGATTATACGAAGTGGTTACCTAAATTATGGGAACATTTCATGATGGTTAATTATTCCAAAAATCAATTTGGATTTATTTTTGTAGGAGAACCAAAGTGAAAGAACCTATAAAAGTATTCATTGGTTATGACCACGCAGAAGCTGTTGCTTATCACACTTTATGTCATTCAATAATGACTAAAGCATCAGTCCCAGTTTCTATCACTCCTGTATGTTTAGATAATTTAAAAGATATATTTAATAGAAAAAAAGATGAAAAGCAATCTAATGCGTTTTCTTTTTCAAGGTTTTTAGTTCCTTATCTTTGTGGTTATAAAGGTCAAGCAATCTTTATGGATTGTGATATGTTATTAAGAACTGACATAGCTGAATTATTTGAACATTTTGAATACTATTATGCAGTCCAAGTTGTTAAACATGATTATATCCCAAAAGATGAAAAGAAATATTTAGACAATGTACAACACGTTTATGAGAAAAAGAATTGGTCATCAGTTATGTTATTTAACTGTAGTCATAGTCACACTAAAAGATTAACTCCCGAATACGTTAACACAGCTTCTGGTCTTGAACTTCATCAGTTTAAATGGACTGAAGAAGAAAGGATTGGAGAGATTCCAAAAGAATGGAATTGGTTAGTCGGGGAATATGGGGTTAATTCCGATGCTAAGATAGTTCATTATACTATAGGCACACCATGTTTCTATGAATATGAAGATTGTGACTATTCGGAAGAATGGAAAGAACAATATCGTGATATGAACCATTGTGACCAAATATTTATGCCACAAATAAGGGCTTCTAGCAAATGAGCAGAAGAAGACAAACTCTAAGAGAGAATCAGGAAGAGTTACAAAAGAAAAAAGATTATTCTTTTAAAAAAGGAATGAAAGAATGTCCAGCCTGTGGACTTAGAGTAAAGAGAGGATTACATATTCACATGAAATATTGTGATGAAATAAATAATATTTAACGAGGGTAAGATGGCAACATTAACAGTAACATTAACCGAATCTATATCATTAAATGGTAGAGAACAAGGGGCAACTAATTCATTTACTGTGGCTAATGTAGATGAAACATATAAAAGAATTGTAACTTGTCCTGAAGATGTAGATACTACTATTGCTACTTTTCGGACATCAACTAGCACAGCAGATAATGCTTTAGATTTGGAAGACGTAAAATATATTCGTGTAACAAATTTAGATTCTACAAACCCAATAAATTTATCTTTGCAAGTAGCTAAAGATGAAGATGCTGCTCCTGATGTTTCTTGTAGTATTTTACTAGAAGCTGGTAAAAGTTTTATAATGGGCAGCCCACACGATGGGATAGCTGTAGATGATGATGCTGCTACTCTCATAGATGCTTTAACTGATTTAGAAAGTTTATTAGTTGACCCATTAAGTGAAAACGTACAAGTTGAAGTATTTATAGCGAGCGCATAATTATGAGTACCTATGGAAAAATAAAAACACGCATATCAAAAGAAATGAAACGCGGTGAACTTTCCGTAAGTTCCACCGCAGTTGCTCAATCTGTTATTGATTCTATTAATCACTTTGCAAAAAGAAGATTTTGGTTTAATACAGGATTTGAAGAAGTAGTAACAACACCAGATACTGCGACCATAGGTTCAGCCGTAACTGGCATTATAAAAATAGACTCAGTTAAAGCTGCTATTGGTAACAGAGATTACCCTTTAAGTCCTATGACTTATAGGGAAATGGAAAGGATTGATTCAGGTCAATGGTCAGGTTACCCAGAGTATTATGCCCATTACAATAATAACATTCGACTTTATCCTATCCCTAATGCAACTTACACAGTTAAAGTTTCATATATAAAGAAACTTACTGACGTAACTTTATCATCAGTTGCTACTTCAACCAATGAGTGGGTAGATGATTGTGAGTTAATGATTAGAAAAAGAGCAAAAGGCGAATTATTTGAAAACGAATTAAGAAATGTACAAGAAGCACAAATGATGTATCAGTCTGCTGAACAAGAATATAAAGAACTCAAAAGACAAACAGATGGCAGACAATCTGGTTATGTCAAAGCTACAACATTCTAATGGATTGGGCTACAGACCAAAACAACGAAAACAACGAATACAATGGTCAATCTGTATTAAACCCTAAGAAAAATAATACCAATAGCGCACTAGGCGATGTTGAATGGTTTAATAATAAAGAAAATTGGACGTTTAATTTAGAGCCTAACATTTCTGGTGCTACATATTCCAGAGGTGAAGATGTGCGATTACCTGATCAAACAGTAAGAATAACTGATGAGGGTTTTGGCGCAGGTGGTAATGTTAATGTTAATGTTGGGACACCAAGTGGTTATGGATTTGGTGGTGGAGTAGAGGGTCAATATAATAGAGGTACTGTTAATTTTCCTACTGAACTACAACAATATGGCGCACCAGATAATATAAATTATGGAGAGGGTTTAGATATAACTGGATATAACGCTAATGTAACTACACCATCAGGCGCAAGATTTGGTGGGTCTTATTACCCACAAGAGGGTAAAGATGCTTGGATGTTAAATTATAATACTCCTTTTGACTTATCGAAGATATTAAGAAATGTACGTTAAAACACTAGGTTTTGCACCAGACTTACCACCTGAAACAGCAGGGGTAATGATAGATTGTGATGGTTTTATCCCAACAGTAACAGGGATGGAAGCTGTTAGTAGTGGAGAAGATGCAAGTCTTGGCACTCTATCTTCAACTGCTATTGGTCTTGCTACAGTAAGAAAATTAGATGGTACAAGATTAACATTCGCAGGAACTGCGACTGACCTATATCATGGTACGAGTGCATGGAATAAAGTCACTAGGTCTGGTGGCGATTATGCTGTCCCATCAAATCAGTATTGGACATTTGCTCAATATGGTAATGTGACTCTTGCATCCAATGGCGCAGACCCAATACAAGTTATGGCTTCTGGTGATACTGTATTTTCTGATTTAACTGCTTCTGTTGTTGCTAAGATTGTTCTTGTTGTTAATGATTTTATATTTGCATTTAATACAAATGAAACAACTTATGGGGAAACTCAAGATAGGTGGTGGTGTTCTGCTTTAGGGGATTATACTAATTGGACTCCATCTATCCAAGTACAATGTGCTACTAATAGATTAACTGATACCTCTGGTGGGATAGAAGCAGCAGCACGTTTTGGTGATGATGTAATTGTTTATAAACCCCATTCAATGTATATCGGAAGATATATTGGCGCACCTTTTATTTGGGACTTCAGAGTTATATCAGATGAAGTAGGGGCTATTGGAGTTAACTCCGTTGTTACTATAGGTGATCCAGTACCATTA